CAAGCTTGTAATGCCAGATCGAAACATGCGGAGCAAGGTACTCTCCCTTGAGAATGTCAGCTAGTTCCATTTTGATTGTGTCACCTGAACCGGCTCTGACAGTTCCTTCTGAGCTGATTGCAACGATCAGATAGTCCTCAAGTTTCGAAGCACCTTGCTCCAATGCACCAATTACGTCTTCTCTAAGATCGCCGGAAAGCCATTCGTCGACCGTAGAGATTTTGGGCCGCAGACCTTGCAGTTTGTTGATCGCCATTGGGCGTACTTCGAGCAGCGATCCTGTGAGAAAGTTCTCAATGCCTTTCTTGGTAGCGGCCAACTTGACTCGGTTGGCTCTGGATCCAGTTGTGTTCTGGAGAGAACCTTCTGTCAGGAATTTGAACAACGGGCCTCGCGCGCGCGTGATCGATGTGCGCGCAGGGGACATGACTTCGTCCGCCTGCTTCATGGTCGGGGCCGTTGTGACCTGGTGTGTTGTGGACGTGTCTACATTCAAGAAGTAGTTCTGAATGATCGAAGCATACATCGACTTGGCCGCCCCACGAGAGACTATCAGATTCTGCTTGAGAATCAGTCGCTTCTTGATCGTCTTCTTGACGTAGTGACCACCGTGGTTATCCTTGGTAGGTTCGTAGACACTGCGTTCAACGAAGTAGTACCAACCAAAGATTTGTTCAGACCAGAGCTTGAAGGTATCCAGTAGGTGTAGATCAGCACCATCTGTGAGAGTCAACTCTCCTTCGCAGAAGCGGATAAATCCATCCACCGCTTGATCATCGTAGTAAATGTTCGGGTTGGCGATAAGCGCATCGATCCGATTCATCTCCAAAGAGACTTCACGATTCACAAGAATGTTCCCACGGAGAACTGCATCACGGAACTGTTCATAGTAGATCGGAACTGCCCTGTTAGACAGGCCCACGCCAACCCTCCTCTCTACGCCACTGCGAGACCGGTCACCACCGTCTTGGCGCCGGCACGAGCCATCTTCGCCTTCAATGTCCTCTTGACCTGCTTCGACGCGGTATTGGTAGCTGCATCAGTGAGATGCTGCTGCCCCTTACCGGTAAGACTGGCGACGAATTTCTGCCCACGAGTCTTTCGTCCGAACTCGAGGTTGTTAACCTTCGCCTCGAGCTCCAGACGCTTGGCATACGTCTGGAGATCCGAGTTCGAAAGAGCATGAGCGCCGCTTGCCTTCTTGATCTGCCCGAGCTTTGCGGCTCGAGTAGCTTCCTTGACCGGCCCATGGCCTGTGCCACCACGGGCTTTCAGTTTCTTTCCTCCGAAACCTGCTTGCCCAACGGTGACTCTGCTGGGACGATCCCTTCGAACGCCCCACTTCATTCCTTTGACGCCGTGGTGGAACAATTCCATGGTTTTGATCCACCCCAACTCTTTGCTAACGCTCATACCACCTCCTCCCAAGGATTCGGCGGATTGGGATCCACCCAATCTTCTTCTTCACGATGGACATTCAGACGCCATTCGAGCTCGGCAACCTGCCTGTCAAACGCCGCGATCAGATATGACGTCGTGGGGGGATCAAACAGAAGTCGGACTCGAAGATACACATAGCTCCTAACCGCATTGAACTGATTGTCATCGACGTAGAAATCATCCCACATCGACGACGAGTCCTCGATCATGAAACCGTCTTCGGGTCCGACTCCCAGCTGGGTCAGAGTAGAGAACACGCTGTTGATATGCGTGATAATATCCGTGTCGAATGCGGTGTAGTCCTCTGCAATTCCCAGAATCTTCTTGGTGCTTGTAAGAATACTTGCGTCCATCTACTCACCACCTTTCTACCTTTTCGGTGTTGGGGTACTACTCGGGAGCGTTGGTGCCGCCCGGGTTCTGCGGAGGCATGGTGTCCGGCGCCTGAACAGGCGGCGAATCCTCGGGCTCCGGGTCCACCGGCGGACGATCTTCGTGATCCTCTCCGGGATCATCAACCGGCGTCTGACGCTCGATGATCTCTTCCTCTCGACGACGATGCTCGTCGTCATCTTCGACCGGGAGGGAAACTTCCTCCTCGGACACACCTTCCTGAGCTAGCTGCTCGTCGTTCCCGGGCTCATTGCCCGTCATCTCATCATCCATTTTGTCATCTCCGTTTCTTCTAACCAATTTGAATCGATTGCTGAGCAGAAATCCTGCCGTAAGGCCTAGAGCAAACGTTATGAAATGCTCTACGGCGAAATCAAACCACGAGGTAACATCTATCCAAGCGGTCATCAGTCTGCTCTAACAAGACCGAACCCCGCCGACCAATATCCCCATCCGCGGGTCTTCTTGGCGACCACTCCGCCATCCCACTGGCTACCGCCGGTAGGACTTGTGTTGCCTTCCACCGTGGTGCAGTTCGAGGCGTCGTAGATAACGCCGGTATGCTGTGATCCGATGAAAGCGTGATCGCCGGCACGGACTTTGCTGGGGTCGTTTGTCCATCCCTTGTAGATCCCCTTCCCCTGCTTGGCCAACGAAACGTTGTTGGCGACTCCTGCCGTACCGCTACCACTGATCCCGTTGTCCCAGGCCGAGCAGACGGCGAAACAGGCACACCACGCAACTCCGTCGGTGCCATAGACCCGCCTCTGCCACTCGGAAGGCTGCGGACTCCCCCGATTCGACCCGTTCGGGTTCTCGTGAACCCCCATGTACGAGTCCAGCCAGTCCTTGATCTGCGACCGCTGAGACTTGTCGGGCTTCTGCTCAGGCGGAGTATACGGCTGCCCGTACTTGTTGTGGGTCTTGTCCCACTGAACATACGCATCGCCGTGAGAAGTCGCGATACAGAGGACGTCGTACCGGTTCTGCCGGTCATTCGCCTTGTTCTTTGACGCGTCGTCCTGCATGAGGTGCCAAAGCTGCTTACGCTTGGTGACAAGCGTGTTCAGATTGGCCTGCTTGCGAGTCTTCTGCGCATCTGTGGTGCTGTAGAAGACGAGATAGACCTCGCGCTCCTCGATGTACACCCGCTCACTATCGGTGGCCGTGCCCGGACAGGGTAGACGAACCTCGTGCTTGGGGGCTCCACCGTATCGAGTCGACAGGTAGTCATAGCGCTTGCCTCGGCTGTTCTTGTCCCAGCCGCCGTCGTTCTGGGCCGATTTGGTGATTTCGGCCATCTGATTGCTGATCCAGTTGTGAGAATCCTCACGACGCTTGTCCTGTTTGTCGTCGAAGCCTGGCCAATCAGAGATCTGGCGAAGGTTCGTGTACTCGTTCCAATGAGCCTGTTCGGCCTCGGTCAGGACACCGTAAGTTCCGGTGCCTTTGTATTTTGACGGTGCTTCGTAAGCCATGTAACCTCCTACCAGAGCGTTGTATCTCCGGCTGTTCGCTCCACAGGAGCTCTCGGAAGTAGGCTCTCATCTCCGAAATGAATCGCATTATGAGTGTTTCTAGATGTGGTTATCAAGTATTCAGGGTTGACAAGCCAATCTTCGCCGTGTAGAATATCGTCCGGGTTGACCGGATTCATGTGATGCACCAGCAGATTCAACGCTATCTCGTATCCGGGAATACCCAGATCACACCCGTTATCACGGATTATGACCTGATCTCGGATCTGTTTCCATTCACGAGAGTGATAGAACCACTGATTCACCCATCGATCGAAGCCGAACGTGCTTTCTCCGACCTGTCCGTTGAGGGAAAGGTAGTGGAAGCGTTCCTCAAACGTTTGAAGACGTCTAAGCTCGCTATACGTCCGGGTTGTCGTCATTTTGCTCCGGAGGTGGTAGTTGACCAGCGTAAGAGCGCATTGCATTGAGTGCTGTCAAATAAAGTTCCTCCACACGCTTCTGAGACTCGATCGCCTCGATCTTCACCTTCGTCAACTCGTTCTCGTGTTCCAATCTCTCCTGCTCGAGCCGCTCACGAGTCGAGCCAAGCTTCAAGAAGTGACTGATCACCTGCGATGAAGCTGTACCTTCGCGAATTTGCTGTTCAGCGAGGTCAGTTGCCAGAGAAATCATCTGATTCTCGCGACCTTCAGGAGTTGTCGCGGGTCGGCTCTTCGATTGAGGTGGCTCAGACCTCCGCCTTCGAGCTGGCACGTGCACCTCCTTTCGCTTTCTCTAGACTTTACACTCCTTCACAGAGAGTTTAAACCCGGTTGGGAATAGAACCTTTGTGGAAATTGTTCCCCCGGGGTAATTTTTAGG